CCTTCTTCAGAGTACTGAGCAACGTTGTACTCAGACTGACCAAAGAAACCCGGAACATCAGAACTAGTTCTAAACGTGCTACTGCTGGCTGATGTTGAAAAGTCGTAAGCCCACTTGAGGAATATGTCTGAGTTGTTTCCTCCAATCAAAGTGGGTCTAATCTTCTTCAGCATTTTGATTCGTGCTGGATCACCAAAGGTAAGGCCGGGACTAAAGTACCTAAAACGATAAGAGCTGCCGTTGTCTAAGTAGTTGTTGTACTTGCCTAGTCCAGCTGTTGTACCAATGTATATGTCACCGTTTCTGTCCCTGTGGAAACTCTTAAAGTCCACACTAGGCCAGCGTGTTACTCTGTACGACCCGTTGTCTAACAAACCCCTAACGTCAAAACAATAGACAAGGTTAAGGTCTGGAAAACACAACAGGTAAAAGTAGTTCTCAGGGCTGTACACAGAACTTACAGGAACTGCGGTAGCCAATATGTTAGCAATAATTTCCTGCTTGATGTTTCTACTCAAGTCTGTAATAGGCAGAGACTTTTCTTGTATAGTTCTGCCAAGGCTACGCAAGCCTGTCTGAGTCAGGAAGATCAAGTCAGTACCAATGTTCTGTACGCTCTTACGATCTACACAGCCAACACCCGGAATAGCATCTCGTATCTCCATAGATGCAGGGCTTTCTGCGTTAGCGTACACAAGAGTGTTGTTTTCACCAAAGATAATCAACAGCCCGTTGTGTGCTGCAAGAGCTACAACCTTGTCAAACCCGTTAGGCCATGCTTTAGATACATCAATAGAACCACTAGATCCACCAGCAAAGTCGTGTCCCTTGATCAAATCAGACCAGTAAACAACGTTGTCATCACTGGCGTTACCTACGCACCACACACGACCATAAGCTGCAATAGCTTCGTTACAGTACTGTGTAGACGCTACAGACGCTCCGCTAACAGCAGACATCTTAGTAACTGCACCTAGTGCATTGCTGTACACCAAAGGCTCGTAGCCACGTTGGAAAAAGTAAGCGTGATCGTTAAAGTTAAATATCTTCCAATCGTTAGCACTAATCGTGTACGACCCCGGAGACGCATCTACCAAAGTAGTTGTGCCTGTCATAATCTTGTTGTTACCAGTACTAAAGATTACCTCGTTACCCGCACTATCGTAAAACTCGTGTATGTTGTGCAGGTAGTCAGTACCTAAAACAGTCTTGTTTGTGGTAACAACAGCATTACCCTTGCGTGAAGCCAAACGACCACGCCTGTCAATGATTGCGTTGTCTGCAACTTCAGCAAAGGACGGATCCTGTGCAATAGGAGAATCCTCTGTGTTGATCCCCTTGAACGCAGGAGCAACTAGGTTAATACTTTGTAGTGGCTGGGCCATACGTACTCCTACGGGGTGTACCAGATGGTTTCGTCAGGGTGCTTCTGTGCATCCATAGCGATGGCATCTGATAGATATTTGTCAGCGATAGCAAAGTACTCAGGGGTAGATGTACCGCCTGTCTCACCTCGCTCACGCGCCAGCAGTGCTACTGCCATGTGAATCACGGGTTGACTAGGAACAGCAAGTGTGTCTGCGTCATTAGCCATGTCAGTGTTCCTAAGAACAATCTTAGCCTTCAAAGAGTACACACCGTCAGGCTTAGGGTACACATCAATCTGTGAGTCACCGTTGGCATCAACACCGTTAAACGTGTAGTACTCAGGTGCGCCAGAAGCTGGTGTATTAATTAGGTACTGCTCATCAAACCAAGACTGAGGACGATACTCCATAGTCAAGTTAGACGTATCGTTAATCAGGTGCAGAATCTTACCGTAGTCTTGTGAGCCTGTAAGCGAGTACGTGTAATCATCAGCAGCTGTGGTAATCGTAAGTGTTGATCTGAGCTGTGACCAATCCCAAGCGTTCTGCACAAAGTTCTTAGCGTCATTAATAAAATCACTAACCATCTTACTGTATGTGTTAGAGTTGACGGTTGTTACTTCATCCTCTCGCAAACGTCTAAGAACATTGTTTACTAAATCTAAGTATGTCATACGATTGATCTTCCTGTTAACATCCCACTCATTAATTCGTCTTTAGTTTGTTCTGCTAAAATTTCAGATAAAAAATTAACAATTGGAAATTCTTGTGCAGCAAGCAACGCTGGATTACCCATGCCCGGAAGCCCTACACTCTGTGGTTCAAACATACCGCCACCACCTCCACCACCACCGCCGCCACCGCTAGATTTAGGCGGTCCACCTATTTCGTCTGGGTCATCTGGGTCTTCATCAATATCAACACTATCACCAGTAATTACAGTGTTGGTTGGGGGTTGGTCACTATCAGTGCCACCGATAGTAACGGAATCGCTACCATTATCAGTAACCGTTGTTGTTGTATTTGTTGGTGTAGTTGTTGTTGTATTTGTTGGTGTAGTTGTTGTTGTATTTGTTGGTGTAGTTGTTGTTGTAGTTGTTGGCGTAGTTGTTGTTGGCGTAGTCGTTGGTGTAGTTGTTGTTGTAGTACCGCCTACATCTACATCGTCATCATCTTCCCCGTAAAAGTAACCCGCACCAATTACATTTCCAGTAGTATCGTCCTTGAAGGGATCTACATAAGTAAAGCCACCGTTGTCTCTGACATTAATTTCTCTATTAGTGTTATCAGCAGTAGTGTCAGTAAAGATATCATCTGGATCTCTTTCAACTGCTGTACCTGAACCTAAAGGGTCAGCAATGTCATCGCCCTGTTTAGCTGTTTGAGTAGTGTCTTCTTCAGCTTCTCCACCAACATTTAAAATAGAATCTTGAATAGCTTTGTCAACAGAGCTTGCAGTTGTAGAAATTATAGTAGAACCTAGTGTTGGTCCTAAAACTCCTTTTACCCAATCACCAACAGCACCTACAGTAGTTGTACCCCAAGGAGAATCTGCAGTGCCGTCTAAAACTTTTTCTACTGTCTCGTTAACCCACGTTCCAATTTTTCCAAGAGTTCCAGCAGGATCACTAAACACACCAGCAATAGTAGCACCAGCTTCTTTTATTTTGTCCTCTAGTTCTCTAACAGTACCGCCTATAAATCCGGGCGGTAAAGGTATTCCTGCAATGCCTCCAAAAATACCTACCTCAGTCCAATCTTTCCAAGAACCTGTTCCAGTTTTAGCTCTTGTACCGTAAGTACTAATAAACTTGTCGATAGCAGCTTGCGGATCTGCAGCTGTGCTTTTAATAATATCAACAGCCTCACCAGCCTTATCAAAAATAGCATCGACTGTTGCTTGTCCATGTGTTCTAACTAAATCAGAAACATTAATACCGTCTTCTATTTGATCTTCTGATTCACTGGCGTTTCTTTCTAGCCATGCTTCCGCTGCTTGTTTGTTGTTAGCAGGAGCATCAGGGTTATTCATTATTTCATTAACACGATCTTCTGCTTCTTGTCCAGTAAGACACGCTCCACCTAGTGTATAAAAACCACCAGAGGCATTACAGGCTTCTCTGTCTGCTTGGTTTTGTAAACGATCTATAGCTGCTTTACCTGCAGGAGATGTTGTTGGTCCTGTTACTCCAAGAACACCACCAATAGCACCCATTTGACCAGTACCAACATAGTTACCTGTTAAAACTTTTCCGGTAGCGGTCTCCTCTCCTATGCTTTGTCCAGAAGCTGGAGCAAGAGAACCGTTAGGCAAAACAACAAAAGGCACACCTCTTCTGTAAATTATATCTCCGGGTTGAGCCATTTACTTCTTCCCCTTTAATGCAAGCAACTTGTCAGCACCACGAATACCAAAGGATGCAGACACAGCCATAAACAGTAGGTACTGATACCAATCAGGAAGCCTGTTAAGCTCCTCAAAGGCAAGACCAATGCGATCTAGTATTTCCACATCGTTCATCCCAATGCCCCACACAACGGCAACTACGGGCGCTGAGAGCAACAATGTAAACCACTCGTCCTTCCATGAGGTGGCACTAGCAGTAGCCATAAGCTGTTCCCAAGACGCCGTGTTCTGAATAACCTGCATCTTTGCTTTATGTACTGCGTTCTTTTCTTCAGCCCTGTTCTTGAGAACTTGACCTAGCAACGTTGTGATTGGTGATAATAAAGCTTGCCACATAAGTTATCGCATCATGTAAACAACAAGGGATGCACACGCACTAACAACAACCCAGAAAAATCGTTCAGCGTTCTTTACGGAGCTTGAGTTAGCTAACACAGTCCCCTCTAACTCTCGTATGTCATCCTCCTGATCGTCTAGTCTTTTCTCGTGTCGATCTATGCGTTTGAAAGCAGACAGTAACTGCTCTTCCACACGGGCAATCTGAGATACCGCTTCAGTTAGCTTGTCAAGCTTTTGCTCTATGCGGTCAAGCCTGTTATCCATCATAGATGTGCTTCCTACGCTGTTCATGTTACAGAGTTACCGCCAGTTCAAACAGAGCGTCCATTTCTTCGCCTGTCATACCTAGTGCAGTAGCCATAGTATCAATCCAAGGAGACACACGCTCTACAGTTGAACCGTACTCCCACTCAATAGATACAGCAGTCTTATCAGGCTCATCCATAACTGCAATGGCTTCGTTAACCGCAGTTAGCTTACCTGCCTGAGATAACGCTAGTCGTGCCTGACGCATAGTAACAACCATGCCCTCACGCTTAGTAGCTAGTTTGTTTGCTTCGTAAGCGTCAATCTGATCCTGCACAGTTACTACGTTAGTAGTCGTTACGCCCTCTTCGTCAGTAACGTCTTCTGAGTACTCAGTGAACATATCTCGCTCTGTCCATGCGTACACCCAGTTGTCATCAGAGTCTTGCTCTACACCGTCACGGACTACGATCTTGTAGTCACCAGAAGGCGTTGGTTGAGGTGATGCTAGTACTGGATCAATGCCTAGACTTTCACAGGTAGCTTCAGTCCAGACCTTGGGTAAAGATGTGTTGGGGTTGTCGCTTCGGATTTGGCCTTGAGTTTTGACCTCACCCGTTGATCTATAACGATATTCCGACATAGTTGATTCTCCTATGCTATTGCGTAAAAAACGTATGTGCTTCCGTTGGTGTTTACGACAGACTGTGAAGTAACTTTAAAGCCACTAGAGTCAGGCTTAATAAAACTGCCTGTAACTGGGGCATCCGTATCGCTTAAAGTTAAATATGGGCTAGAAGAAGCAGTAATGCCTTGTACAGTATCAAACACAAAATAACTTTCTCCGCCTGATCCCATAGAGTTATCTACGCGCTTAATCAAAACAAATCTAGCGCCTGCAGAAAAACCACAATCTACAGTAAGCTCACTGCCTGTGCCTGTGTATGTTCCTATTTTGCTAATACCCGGAACGCTTGCAAATAAATACATAACGTATGAGTAACTAGCATTACTTATGCCAGTGGCAATTGATACCACGCTGTCAGTAGGTGATGTGTTATTCCATTGGCTTAGGCTGGTGTTAAGACCAACGTACTTCTGATCTGTGCCGTAGTAGCCATACTCTGTGCCTCCTGCGTTTAAATATAACTGCCAATTTTCACTTGCACCTCTGTTTTTAACAAAAATCATTTCAGGAGCTACCCCTAAATTATGAGGGATAGTGGTAGCGGAGTTTGTTCCCGTATAAGTTACAACATCAAAAAACCCCGGCGCTCTGCGGAATCCATAACTCATGTAGTCGGCCCACGCATAGCCGGTAAAAAACTGAGTCATTGAATCCCAAGAATAATTTGCATGACTCGATTCTGCGCCTGCGGAAGAAAAATCATTATAAGACCCTTGCGTCAGTCTGGCTCCAACGTACCAAGCCCCAGTACCTGTTGTGTTGTGTGTAAAACCAAAGTCCGCTGGGAAGCCGGGAGTTATCTTATTACCGCTTGTGGGTTTATCTAGTCCAAATAGGGCAGTAGCCGCAAACTCTGATGCTGGCTTGTGGGGTCTGCGGATGGCTACGTAGATGTGGTTTGCAGCATTTGCATTTATATCTCCGTCTCCATTGACTATTTGAAAGCCAGTAGCCGTAAAATCTACTATGTTTTGGCTATTCGTTTCTGTATTAGTGCCGTTTGCGTATAAAAGAGCGTCATTACCGCCAGTTGCTACTCCTCGTATATTGTCATACATATACCAACCCGCAGCGCCTGACGATTTCTTAATTAACAACCACTGAGGCTCAAAACCAAGGTTAACAGTCGGGCCTGTAGAGCTTCCATTGCCGGTATAACTGCCACATTTAATAATTGCTTCGTCGGAGTCTGTGCCAAATCTTTGATCGTCGTTAGCAAATAAATAAGCTACATAGGCCTGCCCGTTAGCGTTTCCTAGACCTTCGTTTCCTACGGAAAATGTGGTTGTTGTAGGTTCTGCAGAAAGATAGTTGTCGTAGTTTGCTAAACCTCCTCCGCTGGCCGCACCAGAAGTCTCTAAAGCCAAACGATAATACTGAGTGCTAGTAAAACCTGTGCCTACCATCCAGCCCGCAGACATACCCGTTGCCTTGATAATGACTAATCCCGGCTTACTATCAAGATTGTGGGATATTGCACGATTAGATCCACCATCTCCGGTATACGTTACAACATCAAAAAACCCCGGTTGCTTACGGAATGTCCAAGACATAATACCGTCAGTAATTCCGCTGAAGTTTTCATAAGCTGTAAAGCCACCGCCCAGCGTAAAGCCGTCATTGTTAAAAGATGCTATGTGAGTGTCGTTTGCCGTGGCCTCTGCCGCATTGAGATTTGAGCTTAGGTATTTCGTTCTGCCTCTAACAGTATCTGTTAACAAATGATTAGCCGCATAGTTTGATCTAGCCTTTTGCCAAACCAAACCGCCTTCACCAGCTAGGTCAATCCCGTTTACAATCTGATTTGTGGAGTTATTTCCTTGATACACAAAATTAGAAAACACATCGTCAACGTAAACGGGACCACCACCAGCAGCGCCAGCAGCGGCCTGTAACCCTTTTGAAGCTAATCTACTCATGCTAGTGCCTGCCCTGCAGTAAAGCCGTAGTAAGTAGTACCACCGTCATGTGTGATAAATACAAAGTAATCAACCGCATTAGCCGTGGCTGTTAGTGTTGGTGCTGTAGCCGCAGGCCAATCCACTGCTCCGGGCCATGTAACGGTAAATCCTGAAGCACTTCCGTCTTGTACCAGCTTCAAGGTAAATGCTGAAAACTTACCGCTGGCAGCAGGGTTGCTAAACGTAAACGTAGTGTTTTCTGTCAACGTGTGGCTAAAGTTAGTACCAGTTCTGAGGTTTACAGCCGTAGCATTTGAAGAAGACGTAACTGCTACGTACTCTTCTGAGATGCCATCATCAAAAGTTGCTACACCGTTAGCGTCAGTAGTAACAAGACCGGATGCCTGTGTAAGACCTAAAGTGTCTGGCAGCTTGACCGTGTAAGTTGCTGCGGCACTATGCGCTGGGCCTTGAACAGTTACACCGTGGCTGTTTGACTCACAGTTAAATCGGATTGTTCCAGCATTAGTGTTGCCGTATAGCTCAGTGTAACCTGTGCCATTTGGAAACAACTGAATGTTGCCGTTAGTGTTTGTAGACGAAATAGCGTTACCGTCTAGCTTAATGTTGTCTCCAGCCAGAGATCCAGTAATTGCAACATTGCCTGAATAGCTAGCAGTAATATAACCGCCCGTATCAATCAGGTAACTAGCTGAGTTCCACGCTGTAGAGCCGTCTCCTGCTTTAACTTTAAGTGTGTCTGTTTCAAGACCTAACTCGCCTTGGGCTAATGTTGGATTAGCTGATGACCAGTTAGATGCCGTGTCTCTGCGTATTTGAATAATACTAGCCATGATTATGCACCGCCTCCGTTAAAATTCTGAGCTGTAAGATAAGTTGAATTAGCAAAACCACCGTCCAGCCCTGCACCGGAAGTACCCGCTATAAACTTTGATGTGCTTGCATCAAAAACTAAAGTCTGGCCGTCTGTTGGAGCAGGCGTCAAGTTAACGTCTGTCAAATCATCAAGAGATGCTGTAGATCCAAGCGAGGCTGCTAGTATTCGTGCAGTAAGAGTTGCTGTAGTGGGTAGGGTTGTGTCGTTACTTACAAAGGTTTCTGAAGATGTAATAACAGCAGCGCCGTTAATATCAGTAAAGGCTACGCTAGTTAAGTAACCTGCAGAGGCGTGGTTGCCCCATCCGTAAGCTGTATCCCAGTTAGAGATGTTAAGGTTTGATCCAGTAACAGCCCCAGAAAAAGTACCCGTAGTTCCTGCAACAGCCGCAAACGATCCCGCTGCTGGAGTAGACCCGCCAATAACTGTGTTGTCGATAGTACCAGCGTTAATATCTGCTGTTGTAGCAACAAGAGAAGTAAAGGTTCCTGCGGCTGGTGTTGATCCACCAATGGTTACGTTGTCTAACGCACCGCCATTGAGATCAATCGTGCCTGCGGTAACAGTTCCAGAAACAGTAAGGTTTGCAAACGTAGCTGTACCAGTAAACGTAGGACCAGCAAGATCTGCCTTAGTCCCTACCGCTGTAGCAATAGCATCAAATTCAGTATCGAACTCAGAACCACGGACAACCTTATTAGCGTCTCCTGTAGGTAAAGAGTCCTTAGCAGTAAAATTTGTAGATTTTACGTAGTTAGACATAAGGCTTTCCTATCCGTTATATATCTTTTATTTAAAGACTCGTACACAAGCACTTAAATAAAAGGGGGCCATTGCGACCCCCGTAGAACTTTACTCGTCGCAGACAGCGAGGATGAATCCTGCTTCCGGGCGGTAAGTTTCGACACCGTACAGCGTGTCAGACGTAAACAGCGTAGACAGGTATTCCTGCTTGTACTGAGTCTGAGAACGTACAGCGAGTTGCTCTGCCATTACCAAAGCATCCTTGTGGAAAAACAAGCAACCACGAGTATCAGCGGTAGACGCAGAGTTCTGAGCAGCAACTTCGATAACCGGAGCGTTGCTAGAAACGTAAACGTCTACACCGTACAGGTTACCAATCAGACCTGACTCAACGCCACGGCCACCAACAAAGTCAGAAGACACGTAACGATCAATGCCCATGATTGACTTACGAACAGCAGGAGGAATTACGAGAACTCGTCCGTCCATAGGTACGTCAGCATCGTCCATCTTCTTGATAGCTTCGCGGAAGCCGAGGTCAGTGAAGTTGTCACCAGACGTTACAGTATCAGCTGCATACGTAGCAAGGCCAGCAGCGGCATTAAAGTAGTAGCTGTTACTGTTTACCCAGTTAGCGCCAGTGTTGGCGGGAGACTGAGTACGAGTACCATCACCAAAGCCAGTAGCAGCGTTGATGAGGTCAGTGTCAACTTTCAGAGCCAGCTGATAACCAGCGTCTTCAGTGTAGAACTGTCGCAGAGAGGACAGAGCCTGTACTTCTACGATGTCTTCAATCAGACGCGAGTACTCAAAGTG